CAACACCTGATATACCCGTAGTGGTGCTACCAGATCCGAAAACTAGATTACAGTTTTCGTTTAAATTTGCAGCTACTAGATTTGTTCCTCCTGCTGAGTCTTGCTGACAGATAAATAACTGATGAGGATCATCAGCTACAAATGCTATCGCATCAGATGCAGCCGTTCCGTTAGGGAACGTATTATTAAATCTAGGCTTATCTGTACTTGGGTCTGTATAGAAACATCCCATAAATACTCCTCTTATTGCATCGCCAGCTGTTGCTACAACGACTGTTCCGTCGTTTGCTTGTTTAACTGGGTCACCAGTAAATATGCCACTTGCTCCGCTTGCAATAGAGTATTTAGTTGTACCTGTTGTTCCGCCTGGAGCAGAACCAACTTTAGCTATTGGTCTTAAACCAAATGCTTGGTCTATGTTAGCCATAGTAGTCTCCTAAATTACTTCAGAGACAATGATCTTACCAATTAAGACTTCTTGCCCCCAAATGTTACTCTGCTCTGCCTCTCTTGCGAGATAGGCATGCTTGGATGCTCGTCTTTATGTAGATCTTTTTCGACAGATTTATTTTGGTCATGAGTCCGTCCAGCAAAATAACTGTCTCTAGACTCTTTGATTTCCAAAGGACATCTCATCAATACTAATCCACCAACTCCTATTGCTCCTTTGTATTTGCCGTCAGCGATAGAAGGTAAATCCTTTCTATCGGGATATTGGTCAGCCATTACTGGCTCATATCCACTTCTAATACGTCCAATCATATTTTTTTCATCGGACATACCTCTATATTCGGCTCTACACCACCGGTGATGAAAACCATCTGGTGGTTCAGGCGCATCAAGATTTGAAGGGGGAACCCATTCCCTCTTACGAGCAACCTTTTCACGGGTCTCTTGTTTGCGCGAAGTTTTGTTTATTTTATTCATTTACGCCTCCAATCTTCACGTATTTTTTGCAGCAATCTGCTGCACTTGTTTTGCGTATTCTTCTAGTGGCACGCCCAATTTTTTAGCTATTTGAACTTGTGTTGGCGAGAGTCTCACAGTGTTGCGCCCAGTAGCACTGCCATTTCTAGCAGCTCCAGCAACAGTCTGAGCGGGCCTGTTACTTGAATTAGTTGTTATATTACTATTATCATTAAATCTTGCATTAAGTCTAGCATCAATTTCACTATAGTAATCATCTGACTCAGTATTAAAACCTTCCATAACTAATTGTCTATGAATTCCATACGTAGCCATTGTTTTAATTAAATCATGTTCAGAGGCCGAGCCATTACCAAACCATTTGTTTTTTGACACCCATGCCTTAGCTTTTTCGCTAGGCTCAGGATCTGGCGCTGGTTGTGGTTGTGTAGCTTGAAAATTAGGAGCAGGTTTTTCTTCTATTGGCTTTTGAGCCTCCGCCTGCTTGTTTTTTAAAGTTAACTCTGCCCTCTGTCTTTGTAAAACAGCATCAGTAAGTTTTGCTTGCAGCTCTGCTTGTTTTTTAAAATCTTGAGCCTGCAAAGCCTCTTGTAATTGATTTTGCAACTGTTTTTCTTCGGCAGCAGCTCTGTTTTTAAATTCATTTATATAAGACTGATCTAATGTATCTTTTTGAGTTTTAAGGTTATCATTTTCTTCTTTTACAGATTTAGCGTATAGAAGAGCAGCTTCAGCTTTTCTTTCCTCTTCTCTCCATTTTTTTGTTAAATCATTTATTCTAGTCTGGACTTTATTAGAATACTCATCATGTTCCTTAGATTCTTTCTTTGTCTCTTCAGTAGGCGTCGCCTCTTGAGTTACTTGAACATCAGACTCTTTTTTCTCTTCCTCTTTGATTTCGACATCAACAGACTCACCTGAAGTGTCTAGAGGAACCATTTTTTCATTTTCAGTGTTTGGTTGTGGTTGCATAGGTTTCTCCATTTTATAGTATGTTACGCGGTAAGATATCTCTTGGATCTCTGACCTTTGCCATTATTTCGTCATCATTGACTATACGTAGTTCACCGCCATCAATTTTAATTCTAGCACCTGCGTACTTGGCAATGATAACCCAGTCATCAACTTTACAAAAAGGACCACTAGGAAACTTTGATTTATCTAGATAGCAATCGCTACCTATTTTTAAAACTTTACAAATATTTGTTGAAATCTGTGACTCCTCGACAGTTTGATCTGTTAAGTGAATTCCAGATGATGTCTTGTTATCTAATTTTAATGGAAATAAAACTATTTTGTACCCACATGGTTCAGGCACTTTTTCTAATTCGCTTTTAGCTTTTTCAGCTGCTTTACCATCCCATATATGTTTTGGAACAATAAGTTTTGGTTTAGTCGTCATCGTCTAGCTCCGTTTTCTTTAGCAGGTCCGTGAGTTCCTGTATCTCATTTTTTAATGCTGCATTTTTACCAGTCAAATACTTATAATCAGACCAATCTTTACACAGTCCACTTGTTATAGACTCTTCAACCGCCTTTTGTCTATCTATTAATTGTTTTTTATAAGCTGTAAAAAAATTTTCTAACCGCATGATTTCATAAGGTCAGCTAATTTTTTGCAACGGTTTGGAGTTTGTTTATTCCATCTGGAGTCAAGCATTTCAAAACTTGCACCTATAAAATTAGCTTCCTGCAGGCATTTCCACATATTCTTAAACTTAGACACGCCTGTCTGTCCAAGTTGAAAGCACATCTCTGTAATGACGTGTTCAGCTGTTTCTGGTAAATTAGATACATTATTCTGCTCACATAATTGTTTCATTTGAGCAATTGCTTTTCTTAAATCTTTATCAAATACTGCTTGAAGATCTTCTTCGGTATATTCTACTCCTGGTTTAAAAGGATCTCCTGAAACAACCTTATGGCCCCAGCCTATGGTATCGAAGCCCTCTGTATCTTGATAAATTTTATTTCTAAAACCCTCACTTAATTTTACTGAATTAGATAAATCTTCGTAACTCATTTACCTCTTATTACTTTTTGTAACGTTCTTGCTTGTTTCGCGTGTGTATTAGATGCTTTCTTTAACCCTTTAATTACTTTTTTAACTTTTTTAGCTTTATTTTTTTTCATTTCTTTTTAAACATTCCAATTGCACTAGATCCCGCCTTGATGCCGAAGCTGGCAGATATCGCAATATATAACAAATTATGATAATATGACGGCAGGTCTTGCAGTGCGAGGAAGCCTTTATGTACATGTTCTTGTAAAGGCGTGAATACTAAAACTGCTGGAAGTAGTAGCACAATTAATGCCACCTCATCTTTCCAGCTGCCTTTCATTTGGTCAACGGCACTTTGCTCCCAAGCTACTTTGCCAGCAATCTGGTCTTCTTTAAGTTTCTGCGTTGCTTTAATAGTTGTAAGTTTTAATTCTTGTTTTGCTTTCTTAGTTTCAACAAAACCCTTGACGCCATCAGCGACGACGCCAAGTAAAGGTTTAGCCAATAATTGCCACATGTTCTTTTTATATTGCTCCTATAATTATGATTACTATCAAAGCTACAATCGCAGCTTTTATCCAGTCCTTCATACTCCAATCAGACCACTCTTTTAAGTGAGCCCAAAGATCTTGTAATAATTTCATATTACCTCCTTTGTTAAAAAGGTTTTATTACTTTACGCCCTTAAATGCAACTTTTTTGATTTGTTGCCTGCTAGTCTGTCCTTTTGGACCAGAACCCTTATTATCTTTTACAACAAAAGCCGACATTGTGACAGCTGCTGTATCTGCTACTACAGGGTTTGGAAAAGGATTTGTAGACTTTACAGTTTCCATTTTTGCTTTTTTAAAATTCATAAGACCTCTTAGTGTAACGTTGGTTGTTTTTCTTTGAGCATGTTAATTTTATCATTCTCAAACACCCTCTTACCATTATCGCCTAATGTTTGTAAATAGATCATTTGAGCAGCCGTCATAAACAAAGATGCTACAACCATTCTTTCTTCTTCAGTAAAATTATCCTGAAAAGCATAATTTATTAGATCATCAACAATTTTATTTATTTGTGGTGCTTCCATATAGTTATTATGGACACAATTTGATATTTATCAACTTCTTTTTCGTTTCTTTTTTTTCTTACCGGCTTTAGATAAAGCTATTGCAACCGCTTGTTTCATAGGTTTACCCTCTTTTTTTAACATCTTAATATTTTTAGATATTGTCTTTTGAGATTTACCTACGGCGAGTGGCATTTAATTTTTGCATTTGTATGTTATTTCTCTGTGCAGCTAATTCTGCTGTTTGCTGTAATTTAGCAGCGTCAATCATAGCTTTTTGTTGTAGCTTAGCCATATCAATTTCAGTTTTGGCTTGTTTTGCCATTGCATCAGCCATTACTCTTTGTCTTTCAATATCTATTTCTTCTTTTTTTAGACCAACAAGTGGATCTTCCCCCTCACCACCTTCTAGATATTCTTGCTCTTCAGCTATTAATTGATTCATAATTTCAGATTGAACTTGTGCAATTTGCTCATTTAATAAATTTTGTAATTGTATTTGAACTTGTTCTGGAACTTGACCACCAAACTGTTCTGCTATTTGTTCTAATTTTTCTTTATTTTGTTCCATCACATTTTTTATCGCTAATTGAGAAACATGCTCTAAAACGTGTGAAGTTGTATTTATCAAAACATCAGGCATAGTCCTTGTTAATACTGATGACATAAACGCTCTATGTGTAGCAATGTGAGCTACATGGTCTTGATCAGGAAATGCTTTTGCAGTTTTTTTGTTTAAAAGCTCAGCATTTTCTATGACTGGATCTTTAGGCATAGGTCTTGCTGGCGGAGGTAAAATCGCATCGATGTTTTGTATACCTAACGCTTGATACATTCTTCTATAAGCTTCATAAGTATTATGAATTTGTGGGTTAGTTTGTGCTAGTTGTAGTTGAGCTTGAGCCAGTTGTATTCTTTGTGACATCGAAAAAATACTTGGATCAGATACAGGTATGATATCTATTCTATTATCAAAGTCTGTTTGTTTAATAAATCTTTGACCACCTGTAACATCATAAGGATATTCTGGAGGTAGATACAATTGAAAAACTCTAGCTAATAATTTGAATTCAGTTTTTTGTGCGTAGTGACATCTTTTGTGTATAGCACTCATAACTTTAGTGCCTTGCTCAATCATAGCCATAGTTGTGCCAACAGGATTAGCATTATTAGAATCTGCTATTTTTGCATCTGCAACAGCTGCAAACCTTTTACCTGCATCTACGCAAAAACCTAAAAGTTGCATTAAAGTTTGACTAGGCTCTTTGTAAGGCAACGGAACAAAATTTTGTCTTAAATCTCCTCCCGGTGCATCAACGTCTCTAAATTCACCTGGTTGTAGTGGGTTGTCATCATCACGAATTCTAAGTCCTCTAGCTTTAAAACCTGCTGGTAAATTAGATAATGTTCCCGCATCGATAAGTTGACGGAGCGCAGAGGTAGCTGTTCTTGATAAACCTCCAAGCATATGAATAAGGCCAAAGCCATAAAAGCCAAGACCTGGCAAAAAACGATAATGTACAAAGTATTGTATCTTTTTCTTCTTTGGATCCTCTTGTTTATAGTTACGTCTGATAGATAAAACTTTTCTAGATCCCTCATCAATTGTAACAATGTAAGGAAGTTTAACACCGGTAGGCATGTTGTTAGAACCTACATCTTCAAAACCAGGTATGTCTAAATCACAATGCATTTCTAATAAAGTGCATTGATCATCATATTGATCATTTGGCGTTACTCCATCAATCTTGTCGTACTTTTCTTGTATTGAATCTTGTTTGTTGACAGGCTCTAAATCTACATCTCTATAAAAACCACTTACCTGACTTTTTCTAACATCATTTTTATTTTGTTTAAGGACATGAGTGATTCTAGGCGCAGTTTCTAAATCAGTAGAATGATAAGGTACAACCAAATCTTCAACAGGTATAAATTTAGCTACTGCTCTATCTAAGTTTGCATCATAATAAATTTTTTTAAATGCAGATCCTGCTAATGCTAAAAAGAATAACATTTGATCCATATCGGAATCGTACTCCTCCATTACATCTGTAATTTGATAGTTCATAAATTCACGAACTCTTTTTGCTTGCTCCTCTACTTGTGGGTTTTCTGCGCCAACAATATTACATTTTACTGGACCTCCAGCTGGTAATAATTCTTTGTAAGCTTGTGCTTGAAACTGAGTAACTGATTCTGCTAACAGTGGGTGTGTTACTCCACTGGCACCTTGAAATGGTTGAGATCTATCTTCATATTTAAATCCTAATAAATCAAGACCTTGAGTGTATCCATGTTCCCAATCACCTCTAGTTTCTTTGTCATTTAAATAATCTGACATTAAATCTGAAGAAATTTTTTCCAATTCTGTTTCATCTATAAAATCTGCTAAATTATCATCATGCATTGGACCTTGTGGCATAGCAGGTTGTCCAAATATAGCACCGCCATCTTGTAACATTTCAACAGGCGACTGCTGACCAGTTTCAACATCTACTTCCACAGTGCCTCCCGCATATTGATCAATTCTTGGAAGCTCTTCAACCGGTGGTTTTATGGGATTAATTTTTTTATCTATTGCCATTATACAGTGCCCATAAATATTTCTATATCAATTAAAGGATCGCCCTTGTTATCATTGGTTGTTTTACCACCCTTTTTAAACTGAGGCAAACCAATCTTTCTAAACAGCTCTAAATTAAATCCTTCAGCTTGTAAGTCTATATAAGGCATGTTAATTAACACTAGATCTTTATTATTTCCTGCAACTCTCACATAATTTTTTAAATCAGGAAACTCATCCATTTTAGCAACGTATCTATCAGATGTAGGATATGAATACCCATCACCAGGTTTTCTTTCAAATCTATACACTCCATTGTCCTTAACTTGAAGTTGTACAGATTTTAGTTGTTCATCATTTAAACCTAATAGCTTACCTCTTTTGGTAATATCTTTATTAATATCTTTTATGTACTTTG